TCATCAGCATCACTGCTGGTGTGACGTATGACTCCATGCTGGACTCGCCTACACCTTATGCCGATGGTGGCAATGGGAGAGGTAATTACTCTGTGTTTAATCCAGTCAATGTATCTGGTGGTGGCACAACAACAATTACAGACGGCAATCTTGCTACTTCTGTTGGCTCAACCACAACTTATGGAAAAATTCTTGGCAGTGTTGGTATGTCAACAGGAAAATGGTATTGGGAAGTTTTGGTTACTGCTATTGGTGGTGCTGGCAATATTGGCATCGGTGATGGAACTGCTCCTTCAGCAAGTTTTGGTCTTGGGGGTGTGTCTGGTGAGCTTTCATATCAAAGTAGCGGCAACAAATACACCAACAATTCAGGTACTGCATATGGAGCGACCTACACTACAAACGACATTATTGGCGTTGCTTATGATGCGGATGCAGGAAGCATCACGTTTTATAAAAACAATACAAGCCAAGGTGCAATCACAGGTTTTTCTGGAACAAAGTATGCGGCAGTTGGTTCAGGTGGTGGAACAAACCCTCAGTACGCAATCAACTTTGGTCAACGCCCGTTTAGCTACACCCCGCCCACAGGTTTTGTTGCACTGAACACGCAGAACCTACCAACACCTACTATTAGCAATGGTGCTAGTTACATGGCGGCTACGACTTACACAGGCACAGGGTCAGCGTTAACTGTTGCAAACACAGTTGGTAGCGCATCATTCCAGCCTGATTGGGTATGGGTAAAGTCTAGATCTGCGGCTACTGACCATGCGTTATATGACGCTGTGCGTGGTGTGCAAAAACAATTGGAGAGCAACACAACAACGGCAGAGACAACAGAAACAACAGGCTTAACTGCATTTGGTAGTACAGGATTTACTGTTGGTGCGCTGGCTCAGATGAACACCAGTGCGGCTACCTATGTTGCTTGGCAATGGAACGCTGGCGGCTCAACAGTAACCAACACCAGCGGCTCTATTTCAGCGCAAGTAAGAGCAAATGCCACTGCTGGGTTTAGCGTGGTGACTTATACAGGCACAGGTGCTAACGCTACTGTGGGTCATGGTTTGGGTGTTGCACCTAAGATGATTATTGTTAAACGCAGAAATGGTGGCGGTACTGAAAACTGGATGGTTTACCACATATCACTTGGTGCTGCTAATCGTGTACTGTTAAATCTTACAAACGCATCAAATACAGATACAGCGATTTGGAACAGCACAACACCAACATCAACTGTTTTTAGTGTTGGTACAAGTTCTGAAACAAACGCAAATACAGGAACTTATGTCGCCTACTGCTTCAGCGAAGTCGCAGGCTACTCCAAGTTCGGCAGCTACACAGGCAATTTAAGTACCGATGGGCCTTTTGTGTTCACAGGGTTTCGGCCAAGATTTGTGATGTTCAAAAGAACAGACGCTGTTGCGTCTTGGCGAATTATTGATACTGCTCGTGAACCAATCAACGCAACACAAACAGAAATTTATCCTAACTTAGCTAATGCAGAAGGCAGTGCTGCAAACGGTATGGATATTTTGTCTAATGGCTTTAAGCTGCGTGGCTCTTATGCCGAGTGGAATGCCAGCGGTGGTACATACATCTACGCTTGTTTTGCCGAAAACCCATTCAAAAATTCTTTAGCGAGGTAACACATGTTTTTACTCAACGGCAATCCATTACCACTTGACACACCCTTTCAGATAGATGGAACGTCATACCCTGCCAACTGGCTACGTCTTACCTCTATTGCAGAGAAGAACGCTGTTGGCATCACAGAGGTGGCAGATACACAAGTCACATACGATGACCGCTTCTATTGGGGTGTAGACAATCCCAAACAATTGGAAGACATCACAGTCACGCCCGAACAAGGTGACCCATACACACAGCATGGACTCAAACACCAGTGGACTGCCACAGTTAAAGACACCGCCAACAAGCTGTTGTTTCAGTCTGACTGGATGGTGATCCGCAAGGTAGAGCGCAATGTGGCTATTTCTGCTGACACTGTAACTTACAGGGCAGCGGTAATTACCGAATGCACAAGGCTTGTGACTGCCATTGCTGGCGCTGCTGATGTGCCTGCTTTGATTGCTGTGGTGACTGCACAAGGATGGCCAGCATGACACCAACAGAAGCCCGACTGGATACGCACGAACAGGTCTGCGAGTTTCGCTACGACAGTATCAACGCTCGGCTCAAGCGCATTGAGCAGATTCTGATCGGCAGCTGCGCCGCCATCATTGGCATGTTGATGACGTTGGTGCTGAAGCTGTGATGCATCATGCCGCTCACCATTGCACTGGCCGCTGTAGCCTTGGTGAAGAACATCCGAGAAGGGTGCGAGCTTTACAAGCAGGCAAAAGAATCTTTTGTCGAAATAAAGGAAACGTATGACCAAGCTGCTGGCATTGCTCAAGAAGTACACGGGTTCCTTGGCCCAATCATTGCATTTTTCAAGGGAAAAAGTAAGCCTGCAAAGCCACCTCCTGTGGCTGCACGTTCAAAGAATAAGTCTAAGTATGTTGCTGTTGATGAGACAAAAATCAAAGCAGATATTGTCAAACATATCAGCGAGTTTTTCACGCTTCAAGAAAAGCTAGCGGCCAAGATCAGACTTGAAGAGGAGCAGAGCAAGACAGTCTACGACCCAGATCAGAACCACAACATCGCGGCCATGAACAGAGTGCTTGCCTTGCAGCAGATGTCTGAGCTTGAGGTTGAGATCAGAGAGATCATGGTGTACCAGACCCCGGGCATGGGTGCCTTGTACAGCGAGGTTTTCAAGATGAGAGAAGTAATTGCAGAGGAACAGGAAAAAGCAAGACTGAAACAAGAGGCAACAAAAAGGCAAGAGGCATGGCAACTCAGGCAAGAGGAAAGAAACCTACAAGCAAAGTTGGCAGCAGTAGTAGTGACTACCCTATTCCTCCTCTACCTATGGCTGTGGCTCCTGCTGATAAATCGGTGGGGGAAGACATAGTGGCTGCGATTCTTTTGGTTGTGTTTGCAGCGTTCATCCTGCCGCTTGGTGCAATGTTGTACCTCGATATCTTGGAAGCAAAGCATGAGGTCAATGCGCAAGTGGAAAAAGTAGAGAAGCTCAGACGGCAAGTGGAACAGCAACAAAGGGAAAAAGACAAATGAATATTTACTGCATTTGGGGCATATCAATTTTGCTGGTCTTGTTGACTGGCTGTGATGATCGGTTTCGCTATCCCTGCCAAGACCCAAAGAATTGGAATAACACCGAATGCAAGCCGCCAATATGTTCAGCAACCGGAACATGCCCAGATCAACTTGTAGCACCTGAGAAGGAGAAAAAGTGATGCCAACTATTGTGATGAATAAATCAAGCCGCCTGACACCAGAGGAAATAGAAGCTCGTGTCTGGGCTTTTGTAATCATCTCCCTTGTTTTGATCTTGCTTGGAGCTATGGCCATGTTCCTGTATTCAGTGACATGGGTGACTCAGCCAATGTCTGGCATGGCTCCAATTGACAAAGTCTACACAGCTCAAATAAGCACGATCATGGTGTTCATCACAGGTGTACTGGGTGGTGTTGCTGGCCGGTCTGGTGTCAAAGCGGTTGCAAAAGCTATTGCAAAGGCTGAAGCCAACGATTACGACGAGCCACCTAAACCATGAACGGTTTGCTATCTGGCTTGTTTGCCTTGGTGCTGGTGTTTGGCAGTGGCTACTGGACTGGTAAACACTATGAGGCCAAAGCACAGCAGGCCGAGGTTGATCGGCTGAACATACAAGCACGGGCCAAGGAAGTAGCGCTGGCCGCTGCCGTTACAACAACTGCAACCGCATTGAGGTCATCAAATGAAAAAGCAAAGACTATGGCAAAGCAGCGCGATGCTGCTATTGACAGTGGCAGTATCAAGCTGCGGGTTCCTATCCAAGCCGCCTGCCCCGTACATACCGCCACAGATTCCACCCCTGCCAGCGGAGATAGTGCAAGAGAAGCATCAGCCGAATCTGAGCGAGCGTTTATTAAAGCTGCTCTCGCCCTGACTGATGAGGGTGATCGCGCAGTACAAAAACTAAACGCATGTATTGATCTTTATAACTCAGCGATTGAATCGCAGAAAGGTATCAAATGAATTTGTCAGCAAACTTCACCCTGCGTGAGCTCACCAAGTCGGAAACGGCAATACGCCATGACGTTGACAACCAGCCAAACGAAGAGCAGATTGAATCACTGCGCTTGCTCTGCGAAAACATATTGCAGCCAGTGCGAGATCACTATGGCAAACCAGTGCGGATCAATAGTGCATTTCGCTGTGCAGAATTGAACCGGCTCACGGGTGGATCTGCAACCTCAGATCATTGCAAAGGCCAAGCAGTTGACTTTGAAATTGACGGTGTGTCAAATGATGAGCTGGCGCTGTGGGTGCAAGAGAACTTGCAATTCAGCCAATTGATCCTTGAATTTTTTCAACCCGGAATCCCTGATTCGGGGTGGGTGCATGCCTCATTTAATCCACAGGCTTTAAAGGCTCAAGTGTTGACGGCCACCAAGGTAGCAGGCAAGACAACCTACCTGCCGGGCTTGGTGGCTTGATCACTGAGCTGCGCCCAGCGCTTTGATGCGCAGGGTGTAGTTGGCTGTGTGCCTGATCCGCTTGACTTGATCAATGCGCCCGATGGTGTCTTCGTTGGCCAAGCGTAGTTCTTTTAAAGCGGTCATGCGCTCACGGGCTGGCCGCTTGCCAGCTCTAGCTGTTTTGTCGGCCAGATCTTCGTAGGCATCTTGCCACTCATCCAACTGTTGATGCAATGAGAATGGCTCCTCTTTGCCGGGCACCAGCAAAGCAAAGCCAACGGGCTGGACGCTGTCATCAACCGGCTGCGGGATATCAGCCAACACCTCAACCAGCTCTGGCTTAACCCTGTCAATTAGCTCAGCGTCAAAAATGTCTGGCTCGCTGGCCACAACTGGGATGGCCACAGGCTCAGGCTTGGTCACCATGTCCAGCGGGTTAGCTGGCTTGGCCACCGGCCTTGGCTTGGCCTCATCCGGGTAGTCTTGCGCTTCCTCGGCGCTGATCAAGCCTTTGAGGACATCTGGGAAACAGTCCCGCAGCGCAAAACCCCTTGCCCTCATCTGAAGCATGCGCCGAGGGTATGCCGTCCACGGCCCCTGCTTGCCCCATAGACCAGCTCGCTGCGCGTCTTCGCGTGAGAACTTCACAGTCACAGGCTTGCGGCCACGGCGCTTGGCAATGCAAACAGCTATGGGGTTAGGTGTGCCTTCGTTCTCAAAGTACTCTTCAACGTCTTCGCAGACAGAGCTGGCCTGCACCAGCGCCATCATGGCATCGCCGTAGACCGATGGCTTGCCATTGATCACCGCAATGTTTTGCAAGGCTTGCATGGGTGCCAATCCCATTTCCATGCCCCACTGCACACAGACAAGAATGTCTTGAGGCTTGCCTTGGTAGGCCTTGGGCACCATGTTGCTGTTGGACAACATCTCGCTAAAGGTAATGGCCTCGGTCAGCGTTGCTGGCGCAAAGCCACGCTGGCTTGTAGTTGTCAGCTGCATTACTCTTCCCCGTCTAAATTTGCGCGCAAGGTTTCAAAAACCAGTGTGGCAATAGATTCAACAATTTTTCCAGCTTGGTCAATGCTCAAGTCTGGCATTGCCTCAAGGATTGCGACAGTTGCTATGGCGTGTGCGTTCTGCACTTGTTGCTGTTTAGTCATTTGACTGTCTCCTTGATTGTTAAATTTGATTGACGAATTGAATATGCTTCTTTGGCTGGTACTACCTTCTCTGGCTGGCTTTTGTAGGACCGGACTGGCCATTTAATAATAAAGTTGCCAACCTTTGCCGTAGTAAATACCCCAATAAGGTCTTTTAGGCTTTGTTCAGTATCAGCTATGTTTTGCTCGGTAATTTTTAAAGTGAGCTTTGCATCTAAGATGCGCTGGGCAAGTTTTGTTGCAGACGCATCCAGCTCAATGACCTCTTCGTCAACAGGATAAATGCCGCGAGTATCTGGCCAGCGCTCGCCCTCTTGGGGTGGGTAGTACTCAACAGACCCAGTCTCTTTCCAGTTCTCAAGCCGCAGCTGGAAATCAATCGTGACATCACGAATTCGATTAAGAGTGCCTTGGTGCGGGGCAAACAGGAACAGACGTAGCTGGGTGCCACGGTACAGGGTGGCCAAGCAACCCCACTTCGCTTTGACAATGTCCATCTGAGCTTGCAGCTGGATGGGGCCGCGCCACAGTGGTGGAATGTCCTCGGCATCCATGCCGGTCAGCTTGGCCTCAATGACACCCATGCCGTCAAGCTGGATTGAGTCTTGGCCAATGACGTAGATGCCTGCCTCAGTGTCGGTGGTGACCACTTGGCCAAGGCTGTAGGCTGACCCATCCAGACTGCAACATAAGGGCATCTCATCATGGAAGAAAGCTTTGTCGTGATCGGTGACCAAGTCAATTAGCTGCAAGCGCTTGGCAGCTTCGGCCAGGATTAATGGCTCTAGGGTATTTCCCCATGCCATGCTTTCGTTGCCAATGTCGGGGCGCTCCAAGCCCCGAAGTGCGTTGATTGAAAATTCAAGCTCATCATTCGGGGTCTGATATTTCGACAGACCCATGATTGATGGCAACCGAGATGCCGACATCATTGTGTCGGGCGTGACTTTGTTGACCATTTATTGCTCCTATTATTTAGCCAGTTTGTAAACCCGAATCATTCGGGCGTGAGCTGAAGCATGCGTGGCATTGGTGATGCCGCAGACCTCAAATTGAGATGACTTGAAAACCGCACCGAAGACTGATGGGTGCAGGTTTGGTGGCAAGGTGACCTGTGCTCTTACGTCATTGATGCACACGGTGCCTTGTTGGCGGGCAACCGCTACTGCTAGTTGCCGACAGTGACTCAGGAACTCTGTGTCTCTGAGTTCAAACATGTCCAGCTGGCTGTCGCGCAAGGCCCGGCCAATGGCTGCTGATTGAGTGTTTGCCATGATCAAGCCACCCAGATGATGACGACCACGGCGACCACGGCAAGGCCATATATGGCCAGATCAAACGGGTACTGGACACGCTGGCGCTTGCTTAGAAGCGCCCTCTGGATGAGTATTTCGTCAGCGTCTGGATGCTGGCGCTGGGTGGGCACATAGGCACCACCAATCACCACTTTGCCCGTATTGAAGGGTCTTTTTCGCTCTAAATTACTTACACTACCGGTAGTGTGTGCCTCTGGATAATCACAATATGCATCGTATAAAGTGGGTTTCATCTGAAATTTTGCCATGATAGTACTCAACTGCTGTGAAGCGCTACTACTAGGACAATTAAATTTAACTGTCCGTACATTTAAAGTTCTCATTTCCAATCCCTTCATCTGTTGTTTTTCAAAGAATACACAGACCAAAGGTCAATGCGCGAGCTACCACTACAGGTAGCGCTCATTTGACTTTCGGGTTTAGCTTTTTGTAGACCGCTGTGGCCTCTACCTTCTTGTTAACAATGGCCAAGTCAGACCGGGCCTGTTCCATGTGCGATCTGGCTGCCATGATTCGCCAGATGTCGCTGCGTTCATCTTTGAAGCCAAGGTGCTCCAGCTTGGCTGAGAGCTCGCCAAAGATCTTGGCTGCCCACTTGATGTCACCGATGACCAGCACGGGCACGTCGAGCCTGCAATTCACGCCGCGACCGATGCGACCGAAGTACTTGGCCAGCTGCTTGCGCTCAAGGCCGCTGATGCTGTCCAGCGGTTTGACTGCGTCGAACCCAGTTTTTGTCATCATTTGGCACCGACCTTTGTAAACAGACGCTGGCCAATAAGGATTGCGTCTTTTGATGGGGAATGATTGCTTAGTTCTTCAGTATTCAATTCACCCCCCCCCCCCGCATTCTGCGTAGTAAATTACTCACTTGTGAGGGGTGCCATGTGGTGTTGCCGCGTGGTGTTGCTATGCCTCGGGCGGTGAGAGCTGTGGCGATATCGCGCAGAGTGGTTGCACCAGTCTTTTTTGTGATGTCGTTAAGAATTGGCTCTATGCGGTTGGCGTAGTCATCTGCTTTTTGCACGATGACTTTGATGCCTGCGACTGAGCCGATCTCTGGTGTTGGGCTGCCAAGCTTGACACCCTTGCGCTTGAGTGCAGCCAACGCTTGGGTTGTGCGCTCAGAGATGACACGGGCTTCATGCTCTGCCATGACAGACATCATCTGCATGAAAGTACGGTTGGCTTCTGGCATGTCTGCGCAGACAAAATTGACTTTGCCGTTGAGCAGTGTGGCGATGAACTGGACATCACGGGCGAGCCGGTCAAGCTTGGCGACCACCAGCGTGGCTTTTTGCTTCTTGCACAAATCAAGCGCTGCTTGTAGGCTTGGGCGGTCTTTGAGTCTTTTACGGGTGCCAGATTCGATCTCGGTAAACTCGCCGATGATTGACCATTTGCCGCCATTGAGAAATGTATTGACCAGATCGCGCTGGGCGGCCAGTCCAAGGCCAGATACGCCTTGCTTGTCTGTAGAGACTCGGTAGTAGGCTATGAATTTGCCTGTGTGGGGGGTCATGGTAGAACTCCAGTTTCTCGGTGGTTCGGGGTAGTGCTATCAGATTGATATCACTTGCCGCTATTCTAGTACAGAACCCATCTGTCGTGTAAACCCCCCTTTCTGTATTATTTTCTAAGTGCTTTCCCTATGTTTATGATACATGTACAGAATTCAATTGGTATGATTGCTATCTGTTTGCAATCATACACAAAAGACCATGTACAAACCACAGAAAGAAGCCAAGGCTGCGATCTTCATCAGGCTGCGGCCACGAACCCGAGACTTGCTTGACGACGCATGCGAGGCACAGCAGCGCAGCCGCTCTACGTTGGTTGACCAGATCTTGGAAGAGGTGCTGACGACGCACTACTCGGACATCAACTCGCGGCTGAACAACATGATCGGCAAAGCATGACTGCCGAGGAAGCACACAAGCTGCTTGACAGCGTCAAGGACGGTGCCCAGCACACGCAGGAAGTTGTCAACAGCGCTTTGAGCGTGACTGGCGACATGCTTGAGTACGTCTTTGTGGCCACAACCGAGCTTGATGACTTCATACAGGCGCTGCTTGAGGGTGGTGCCATATGAACGAAACAATCCTGGCCCTAGATTTGGGCACCACCACCGGCTGGGCATGCAGGCCCATGGACGGCGGCATTGTGCACGGCTGGGCAAGCTTTAAGCCCGGCAGGTACGAAGGCGGCGGCATGCGTTATCTGCGCTTTAAGCAGTGGCTCTCCGAGCTCAAGGGCACGGTCGGCGACATCCAAGCGGTTTACTTTGAGGAAGTGCGCAGGCATGCCAGCACCGACTCAGCGCATACCTACGGCGGCTTGATGGCCACTCTGACCAGCTGGTGTGAGCACCACAAGATCCCTTACCAAGGTGTGCCGGTGGGCACCATCAAGAAGCATGCAACCGGCAAGGGCAACGCTGGCAAGCAGGACATGGTCGAGGCCATGCAGCTGCGTGGCCATCCAGTCACAGACGACAACGAAGCAGACGCGCTCGCCCTCCTCTACTGGTCACTGGAGAAACACACATGATGAGTTTTCTTGTTTGCGTTGCGCTCATGCTGATTGGCGCATTAATCACGCTTGTAGTCCTGTGGGCTTTGATCAAGTTTCTGGAGATCAAGTGATGCACATCAGCTACGTCAAGTTGTACCGGGACGACGAGGGCACCGTACGTGACACGCAGGAAGCCAACGGCGAGTTCCGCAACCTGCACTACCAGATTGATCTGCTCAAACAAGCGCTTGAGCGGGAGATGAACACCGTCACCGACCTGCATGAGTTGCTGAACTCAGTGCGCAGGATTGCGTTTGAGCTAAACGAAGAGATATTGAAAGACACACATGCCAAGACCCAAGAGTGAGATGACCAAGAGCGGCAGAGCAATTGGCGTAAGGATGACTGAATCTGAGTACCAAGAGTGGACAAGGCTTGGTGCCACAAAGTGGCTGCGAAGCCTGCTGCAAGAAAGCCGGGACAAACAGAAGCAATCAAGTATCGGCTTAAGGATCATCAACCGTGTCTTCGGTAGATGAGCTGGCCTGCCACAGCTGCGGCAAGGTGCACCCAGATGCCAAGCTCATCACGCTGCCAGACGGGACCAGCGTGGGCAGCTACAGCGAAGCCTACCGCGCCTACACAGAGGCCAAGTGGGTTTTCGAGGTGCTGCCAGTCACGGTCAACACCCGGCGCAAGAAGACACCGCAGATCAGCAGGCGGGACTACATCTTGGCGGTACAGGACAGGCGTGGCCATGTCGCAGCCAATGCGCTGGCAGACATTGTCAGACAACTCTGGAAGGCATCCAAGTGAACGCAATGACTGAGCCTGTCAACTTCAACATGCCAAAGAAGCCAAGGATCTACGAGAAGGATCCTTTGCCTGACCAGCGCAAGATCGCGGTCATACCGATCAGGGCATGCACTGACCCGCTGCTAACCCACGGCATGCTCAAGTCGCTCATTCTGATATGCAGCTACATAAACAGGTCAGGCATCACTTGGGTTGGCCAAAAGACCATGGCAGACAGGCTTGGCATCAGTCAGCAAGCCATCAGCAAGCACCTTGTCAAGCTGACTAAGGCAGGCTACCTAGAGATCTTGAAGAAGCCTATGCCGGGCGCAAGGCACACCACATGGCGTGTCATCTTCGACCCAACCATCAGTGCCGAGGACGCAGTCAGTATCACCAGCTCCATCGAAGACACCAGACCACCCTACATGAAGGAACAGCAAGCCATGCAAGCAGAACAAGCAGACAAAGAGGGCCAAGCCAGAGTCGCCCAAGCAATCAGCAAAGTACTCAAGCAACCCAAACCAAGGTACAAAACTATGCCCAAACAAGGCGAAACAGTCACAGTCAAGAACATGAAAGCAGCCATCAAAAAGGCACAAGCCAAGGGATCACAGGCACAACCTCCAGAGGTTGTACAACCAGACAGCAAACAAGCACAACCAGAGGCTGTGGATAACTTATTTAAGATACAACCTTTGGGCACTTGTGGCACAACCTCTAAAGGTTGTAGAGAACACAAAGAACAAGGGTTGTCTTCTTGTGATGTGGATAACTTTAAAAAAGAAGATGCAGACTTGTTTGTTCTGAACAACCAAGAAATCGCACAACTTGTCAGCGACGGCATGACAGCACAGCAGGTCAAGGACGCGCTCGACACCCTGCTGCCGCTGTACCGAGCTGAGGGCATCACACCCAGCAGCCACGTCCTGATGGCAGGGATCAGACAACTGGTGGCAGACACCCGATGACTGGATGCCCCGCCAAGCCCTTGGTTGGTGCTATGCAGCCACGACAGCATGCTGGTCTAGGCCACAGGTAGCCACCAAGCCCTTCAGCGCCTTGTAGGCCGCTGTAGTCAGCCTGTCCAAATGGCATACGAACGTATGGATTCTGTACAAGCAGGGCCAGCAAGGGGTGTCTACTCCTTGGCGGCTGGGCTTTCCTATATGCGCCAGCATGTGCGCAGGCGACCCGCGCTCGGTGACGTGCCCGGAATCGCGACCCTTCCCCCCACCCCCTCACCGTAGCGAGTGGGGGTCTATCTAAAATTTTCCCCGCTTTTTCCCCGGAAGTTAGACCTTCCCTTTTTTTTCATGTGTAGGACAATAACCAAAAGGAGCATTTGCAATGCAAGATGACCGCGAGATTAAGCCCAGTGAGGGCAAGGCTTGGAAGAACGCTGACAAGACTGAGACATGGCATGGTGACTACAAGGGCACGTTTGTGATGCCTGATGGCACGAAGCACTTCCTTGATGTCTACGTCAACAAGAAGCCTGACGGCGGGGTTTGGTTCAAGCTCAAGGTGGGCAAGCCTAAGATGGCTGCTGCTGCTGTGCCTGAGTATGGTGCTGCTGTTGCCCAGCCGAGTCCCAAGGCTGTGGTGCCAGACCTTGATGATGACATTCCATTCTGATGACTAGGGCAAGGGTTAAGTCAACCGTGATCCCTCCCTTGACCAACTGGGGTGGGGTGAGGTCTGTGCAGCGCAGGTTGGAGCGCTCAAGCACCATCATGGCCAACAAAGAGGCTGTGGCTTATGCGCTGCTGAGCATGGCCAACACCAAGCTGACAGACATCATGAGCTGGGATGAGCAGGGCAACGTGACGGTGAAGAGGTCTAGCGATATCCCAGAGCATGCGCTGCATGCGATCAAGTCTGTCAAGGTCAACAGCAAGAAAGACTCCGACGGCAATGTGTACTCCACGCTGGACATTGAGCTATATGACAAGGTGGGTGTCTTGCGTCTGCTGGCTAAGGCAAGTGGTCTGCTTGACAACCCGGATGACGGCAGCGAGAAGCCGTCTGTGATTGATATCAATGTTGTTGCACCAAGGGGAGAAGCATGACACAAGATGAAATCATTGAGATGGCTAAAGAAGCATGGAAGGATTCTGGCGAGGGTTGGGTTGATCCTCATTGGTTTAACGACAGAGCCAAATGCTTTGAAGCCTTTGCAAAACTTGTAGCCGCCAAAGAACGTGAAGCCTGTGCAAAGGTTGCTGAACACAGCTTTGGCGCTGTCGGTAGCACAATTGCTCTTGCCATCAGAGCCAGAGGTGAAGAATGACTGAACTGACATTTGAAGAATTCTGTGAACTCAAGATTGAATACAGAACGGGAATTACTTTTGATACTGGCGCACAAAGAATGTATCGCAATGACAAACACGGCCTTCAAGTTGAGGTGTACACCGACCGAAACAAGCGCACTGGTGTATGGGGTAAAGGCAAACGATATTGGTTTGTTGATGGCGACAGCAGAGCATTTGAAACGTCCGACCAGTGTTATGTGGCGTACATGGAAAAAGTTTGTGGGGTGAAGTCATGACTGAAGCAGAGCAAATCATGAAACGGTGTCAGGCTGGCACACGCAATTACGAAGAAGCAAACAATCTTCATGCCGCTTGCTACGGAATTATTGGCAAGCTATTGGCACAGCGCACATGGGTAGGGCTGACAGATGATGAAATGGAAAACACATTTATACAGTGTGGAGGAAAATGGAACGGAAACTATTGGAAAATTGAAGATGCTGACTTTCACCCGTTTTTAAGAACAATTGAAGCCAAACTCAAGCTAAAGAACCATGTGGCGCAAAAGACAAATAGCTGAACAACTGGAGTTAGAAGATGAGCCGTACCAAAGAGATGTCCGACAAGACGGTGCCGATGGCTGGTCTGAACCTAGACTTCAGCGAGTCGCCGGTAATCTACGACTTTATCCAGAGCAAGAACTTTGTGCAAGGGATCATGGGGCCGGTGGGGTCGGGCAAGAGCTACGGCTGCGCGGCAAAGATCTTCATCAAAGCTGTCCAGCAAAAAGCCAGTCCCATTGACAACGTCAGGTATTCCCGCTGGGCGATTGTCAGGAACAGCTACCCCATGCTGAAGACGACGACCATCAAGACATGGCTTGACCTGTTCCCAGAGGGCACGTTTGGGCCTATGTTGTGGACACCTCCCATCACACACCACATCCGCTTGCCTGCCCGTGAGGGTGCAGCTGGGATTGACTGCGAGGTCATGTTCCTTGCCCTTGATCAACCCAAGGATGTGCGCAAGTTGCTGTCCTTGGAGCTCACAGGTGCTTGGGTAAACGAGGCGCGTGAGCTGCCCAAGGCTGTTATTGATGGCTTGACCCACCGGGTTGGCCGGTATCCCACCAAGCGTGATGGTGGCGCTACTTGGCACGGCATCTGGATGGACACCAACCCTTGCGATGACGACCACTGGTGGCACAGGATGGCCGAGAAGGAGAAGATGAGTGGGGCCTATGCGTGGAAGTTCTTTCGACAGCCCGGCGGCGTGGTGCCTGTTGACGTTGAGAACCTGCCCGACATGCCAGAAGCCAACGATCACATCTTTGCAAGTGGCAAGTGGTGGAAGGTCAACCCCAAGGCTGAGAATATCCACAACCTCCCGCCCGGGTACTACCAGCAAATGCTGCTTGGCAAGAACCTGGACTGGATCAGGTGCTATGCGGGGGGTGAGTACACCTATGTGCAGGAAGGACGGCCTGTTTGGCCAGAGTATGAAGACTCAACCATGTCCGGTGAGACTGAAATTGACCCCAATGTGCCTATACAGGTAGGGCTTGACTTCGGATTGACCCCTGCTGCCACCATTGGCCAGCGTTTGCCCAACGGTAGGTGGCTGATTCACCAAGAAATCGTGACCTTTGACATGGGCTTGGAGCGCTTTGGCCACCAGCTGCTGGCTGAACTGAACCAGCGCTACCCCAACCACCAAGTTTTGGTCTGGGGTGACCCGGCGGGTATGGCCAGAGATGCAATTTACGAGGTCACAGCCTTTGATTACCTCAAAACCTTGGGGCTGCGCGCACAACCAACCGCCAGCAACGACTTCAAGGTGCGCCGTGAGGCCTCTGCCGCCCCCATGCAGCGACTTATTGCTGGCAAGCCGGGGCTTATTGTTAACCGCGAGTGCAAGCTGCTGCGCAAAGCGCTTGCTGGTGGCTATCACTTTAAGCGGGTGGCAGTTGGCGCTGGCCAAGAGCGGTTTCGGGACGCGCCAAACAAAAATGAGCACTCCCACATTGGCGATTCCTTTGGCTACCTGATGCTTGGCGGCGGCGAATATAACCGAATGACCCGCACCCACCAGCTCGGTGGCAGACCCATGGGCCAGTCCAGCGCCAGCACAGATTTTGATGTATTTGCATGAGTTGATATCACTCTGATATCAGTCACTTGCACTCTGTACAAATTTCAATAGAATCGTTTGAATGATAGATATTGATCTGGGCGTGGTGCATCACTTTTCTGCTGGCTTGTATGCAAAGCAGATGCTGTTGCCAGCAAAGCACTATGCAGTTAGTCATGCGCATGCCTATGACCATTTAAGTATCTTGGCCAAGGGTGATGTGACGGTGGAAGTTGAAGGGGTGAGAACTGAATACAAGGCACCTGCTTGTATCAATATTCTTGCTGGGCATCATCACATCATCACAGCGCATGAAGACAGTGTTTGGTTTTGCATTCACGCAACTGATGAAACAGACTTAGACAACATTGATGAAATTTTAATTAGGAGTTAGTTATGGGTTGGATTGCAGCTTCTATTCTTTTGAGTTCAGCTTACACCGCTGACGAAGCGCGAAAGTCGCGCCGTCAAGCCGAATCAGATCAACGCAAATTACTGGCGCAGCAGTCCTCTGACCAAGCAGCCATGCGACTTGAGCTGAGCAAGCAAACCGCTGAGTATGCCAAGCAAGGCGCATCCCTTGAGCAACAAGCTAATACCGCTCGCGAGCAGTTTGCGACATCTCAGCAAAATTACCAGACCAACAAGCTGGAGATGGAGAACAAAGCCAAGGAAGTGCAAGCCGCAGCCGACGAAGAGCGCCGCAAGGCAGCAGCTGCCGAAGCATCTGCGCTCAAAGCTCGCACCCGTGGTGGCCGCAGATCATTGTTGTCAGGTGAGCGTATGGACGCAGAGCTGGGTGTCGCTACTGATCTGAGTAACGGTGGAATGAGGTTGATGTAATGGCCACACTACCCCAATACAAACAACGCCAGATCGCTCGGCGCAGCACATCTGATATCAGCAAGCTGGCTAAGCAATACAAATCAAACTTAGATTCAATTACGGGTGAATATCAAACAGCATTCACAGGTTACCAAGCTGGCGTGACTGAGCAAATGAAGCCCTATGAAGCGCAGATTGCAGCTTATAAAGATTCGCTGCTGCCAACTTATGAAACACAGAAGACTGCATATAAAAAGAAGCTTGATGACTACAACGTATTGCTTGCAGAGATAGAAAAAAATCCTTTGATTGAAAGGCAGGGAACCCGTCTTGAGCCTGTGCCTTTGCCATCTTCACCACATTTAGGGCCAGGTGGTGCCGGTGCTGGGATGCAGTATGGATTTGTTGAGCGACCGTATACCTATTACGAAGAAAGACCAATTCCTAAATTTACAGACAAAGCACCTAAAACGCCCGACATACCAGTAGCTCCAGAGATTGCTGCATTTGACTCAACTCAGTATGAAGCCAGAAAAACTGAAGCAGGGAGCGCGTTAAAGCGTGAGATAGGCGAGCGCCGAGCGTCAAAAATAAGTGCCGTGTCCCGTAGAAACGCAAGACCACTTCTCTCAGGAGCAAAACCATGAAGGAAGTCTGGGACAAGCCTCGGCCCAAAGATCTTGGCAAGCCAAAGGAAATGTCATCAACCGAGAAGCGCAACGCTATGCGTCGTGCTGCCAAAGCAGGCCGACCCTATCCCAACCTGATTGACAACATGGCAGCAGCCAGAGATAAGAAGTGATCATGGAATACGACAAAAACACATTTGGCGGTATGCGCCTGACCCCAGAGCAGATCTTGAAACGGCAGGTCGCCGCCCAAGCAAAGAAGGATGAATTCCAGCAGCTCTATCAAGATGCCTATGAGTTTGCCCTGCCCCAGCGCCAGCTATACGGTGTGTGGGAAGGCGGCGCTACGGGCTCTAAGAAGATGCAGCGTGTCTTTGACTCTACCGCCATCAACTCTACCCAGCGTTTTGCCAACCGCTTGCAGTCTGTGGTGTTCCCGCCGCAGCGTAAGTGGGCCAAGCTAGAAGCTGGCTCAGATATCCCGCCAGAGCGCAAGCAGCAAGCCCAAGCAGTGCTTGAGGTCTACCAAGACAAGATGTTCACCATGCTGAACCAGTCCAACTTTGACATCGCCATGGGTGAGTTTCTTCTGGACTTGGCCGTTGGCACCGCTTGCATGATGGTGCAGCCCGGCGACGATGTGCAGCCACTTAACTTCATCCCCGTGCCCCTGTTCTTGGTGAGCTACGAGGAAGGTGCCAACGGTCAAGTGGACAACGTCTACCGTCGCATGCGCATGAAGGGTGAGAGCATTCAGCGCCAGTGGCCAGACGCGGATATATCAGACGATCTAAAGCGCCGCATAGAGAACAAGCCGACTGATGACATTGAATTGCTTGAGGCCACGATCTATGACCACAAGCGCGGCGACTACTGCTACCACGTTATTGATAAGGTATCTAAGACAGAGATTGTCTACCGCCGTCGCAAGATGAGCCCGTGGGTGATCAGCCGGTACATGAAAGTGGCTGGCGAGATCTACGGTCGTGGCCCGTTGATGACTGCTTTGCCAGACATCAAGACGTTAAACAAGGTCAAAGAGCTGCTGCTCAAGAACGCATCCTTAGCCGTAGCCGGTGTCTATACCGCCGCCGATGATGGGGTGCTTAATCCCAACACGGTCAAGATTGTGCCGGGTGCCATCATCCCAGTGGCTCGCAATGGTGGATCCCAAGGCCCTGCCCTGCTGGCTCTGCCCCGCTCTGGCGACTTCAATATCAGCCAGCTGGTGATCAACGACATGACGGCAAGTATTAAGCGGATCTTGCTGGATGAGTCGCTGCCACCCGACAACATGTCTGCACGGTCTGCCACCGAGATTGTCGAGCGCATGAAGGAGCTGGCCCAGAACCTTGGCTCTGCCTTTGGCCGCTTGATCAACGAGACCATGATCCCCGTCACGGCCAAGATCTTGGAAGTCATGAACGAGCGCGGCCTGATTGACATGCCGTTGCGGGTCAACGGCTTAGAAGTCAAAGTCACCCCGGTGGCTCCGCTGGCCATGGCTCAGAACATGGAAGAGGTCAACTCAATCATGCAGTACATGCAGATCAGCCAGAGCTTGGGCACCGATGGCCAGCTTGCAATCAAGACTGACGTACTGGTGGATTACTTGGCTGACAAGCTGGGTGTGCCTGCCGCTGTGCGCAACACCGCAGCCGAGCGAGCCATTCTGATGGAAGAGATGCGCAATCAACAGCAGCAGCAAGCAATTGCACAAGCCATGGCCATGCAGGCACAAGCCGGTGCAGGTGGTATGCCTGCGCTGCCAGCACCACAAGGAGCAATGTAATGGACTACGGCAACAGACCTGACGGCTCAGCAAAAGGCATGGGTTTTTTTGGTGAGCTCAAGCGCCCAGATGGCAACGTGTCAACAGAAATATCAGTGGGCGTAGGCATTGATGGCAAAGAGATGGACATACCTTTGATTGTTCCAACCCTTACCAAAAAAGAGCTGAATTACCTTTTAAGCACAGACATAAAAGGCAAAAGCTTTTTCAACAACATGCCGCCATCCATAATGGACAAAGCCTATGAGCATGCGCAATCCCGCATGAAATCAGGTATGTCGCCCTTTGCTGGGCCTGATGAAATTACACCGCCGCCTACCAAATGAGCTGGGACGAACTAGAAGCCATTGGCCAACCAAGCGATATCCGCGAGGTTGACCAAAAGCGTGAAGACTTGGCCAAGCTGACACTGCGGGTGTTTGGCTCTGAAGATGGCCAGAAGCTCCTCCAGTGGCTCAGAGACATGTATGTGAATGTGCCCATCGCCGTACCGGGCACAGACCCCTCGCATGCTTTCTTTGCTGAAGGGCAAAGGACAGTGGTCAGGGACATTGAGGTGCGGATCAACACAGCAAGGAAACTATGACAGACACAGCAACAGTTGAGCCCGGTGCAACCGGCCTACTTGACAACGTGCAAGTGAGTGACGAAGCCAAACCCATAAACCCACAATCGGTTGAAATTGACCACAAGGCAGTACAAGCTGACGCGCCGACACCGGATGAACCGCTTGTGCGGCCCGACTACTGGCCTGAGAACTTCTGGAAGAAGGACTCCAACGAGCCAGACATGGAAGGCATTGCAAAATCCTGGTCGGATCTGCGCAAGCAAATCAGCCAAGGCAAACACAAAGCGCCAGCCGATGGCAAGTACGACCTCAAATCCTTTGGCGAAGAAGGCGAGTCCAACCCGATAGCCAACACCTTGTCTACATGGGCCAAGGAAAACAACCTGTCCCAAGCCGCGTTTGATGATTTGGCCAACAACCTGCAAACCCAAGCCAAAGAAATCATGCAAGGCGACATGGTCGATCCAGCGGTGGAAATGAAGCAGCTCGGCCCCAACGGTGGCGCAATAGTCAACGGCATGGTGGACTGGGCTCGCGGCTTGGTCAACAAGGGTGTCTGGTCAAAGGATGACTTTGAAGAGTTCAAGATCATGGGCGGCACCGCTCGCGGCATCACCGCGCTGATGAAGGTGCGCGAAGCCTATGAAGGCAGGGTGCCAACCCAAAGCGCACCGCTTGAAGGCGCACCCAGCAAGGATGAGCTCTATCAGATGGTCAACGATCCGCGCTACAAGACCGATACAGGCTACCGCCAGAAGGTCGAAAAGATGTTTGACCACTCCTTTAAGTAATTCTCACGGCAAGCAGTTGCCCTTTGGCCCAGCTTCGGCTGGGTCTTTTTTGTACAACAATCAATCACCCCTATTGCTTTTCTTAAAAAAGTCATACAATCCGGCCAAGGCCTACCGGGCAACCGACCCTAACCACTGCGAGAAGCAGACGACTGGCTGGCGATACCAGCAAGCAATCGGCCCTGACTTACAGGCTTACCGGCGCGAGAACCCTGTTTTTTTCATAACCGAATGAGGTATCCCAATGAGCATTTCTTTAAGCAATGCCTTCGTTACTCTCTTCGACGCGGAAGTCAAACAAGCCTTTCAAGGTAAGGCAATGTTGGTTCCGGCGGTTCGCCAGCGTCGTGGAGTCGAAGGTTCAATTGTTAAGTTCCCTAAAGTAGGTAAGGGTGTTGCGACTATTCGCGTACCCCAGACCGATGTCACTCCTCTGAATGTTTCTTTCAGCTCAGTCACTTTGACTTTGTCTGATTACAACGCAGCAGAGTACTCTGACATTTTCAGCCAAGCCAAGGTCAACTTCGATGAGCGCCAAGAATTGGTGCAAGTTGTAGCTGGCGCGATGGGTCGTCGCCAAGATCAGATGATTCTGGATGCACTTACCGCATCTAGCACCAGTTTGACCGTCAGCAATGACATTGGTGGCACAGACTCAAACATGAACATCACAAAGTTGCGTGAAGTTAAGCGTTTGATGGACAAGAATAACGTGCCACCTGATGGTCGCCACATCATCATCCACGGTAATGGCTTGGCCAACTTGTTGTCCGAAACCAGCGTGACAAGCTCCGACTTCAACAGCGTTAAAGCGCTGGTGCAAGGCGAGTTAAACACCTTCTTGGGATTCCAGTTCCACATGATGGGTGATCGCTCCGAAGGCGGCTTGGCTATCGACGGCTCACTTGACCGCAGCTGCTTCGCATTCCACAAGGATGCAGTTGGCTACGGTGAAGGCATTGCCATGAGAACCGAGATCAACTACATCGCTGAGAAAACATCTTGGTTGGTGAACGAGGTCTTCAGTGCTGGCGCTGTTGCGATTGACGATGAAGGTATCGTCAAGATCACCTGCCGTGAAACTTAATCAAGGAGATTGACATGGCATATTCATCTACAGGCTTTAACGCAATTGGTGGCCAATCCAAGGCTGGCAATGCACCCGCTATTTATACCTACACCAGCACTGACGCACAAAGTGTGATCCGCGCTTCTGGGTATTTCAATACGATTGCATCCATCCTCAAGGTTGGCGATCTGATTTTTTGCTACTCAGCAACGGGTGGCACCCCTGTAATGTCTACCGCTTATGTGAATTCAAACACAGGTACTGTGGTTGACATCACTGACGGTGTGACAGTAACCGCAACCGATACCGATTAATTCGGAATCGCTGCAACAGGGCCATCTTCTGGGGATTCTCGGAGGATGGCCTTTCTTACATTGAGAGGTCTAAATGGCTGCTGGCGACACTGGTGTATCGATCTGCTCTGATGCCTTGCTCCTGATTGGTGCCAAGGCTATTTCGTCTTTTAATGACGGCACCGACGAGTCAAGCGTTTGCGACCGACTCTATCCAGATATCCGCGACTCCACCTTGGTCATGTACCCGTGGTCTTTTGGTATGCAAAAGGTGCAGCTGGCTCAGCTCATTACCACCCCAACAACTGTCTGGCGCTATGAGTATCAGCTGCCGGGCGACAAATTGGCCAACCCCCGCGCTGTTTACAACAGCGCCAACTCCGGTAGTCCAGTGCAAAAGGACTGGGAGATTCAAGGTGACAAGCTGCTCACCAACCTGACCAGCGTCTACATTGATTACCAGTTCAGCGTCCCTGAGTACGCCATGCCGCAGTACTTTGTGCAGCTGCTCAAGTACATGGTTGCGTGGCACATTGCCGAGGCTATTACCGAGCAGCAAGACAAGTCTGTCAAGTGGCAGCGTGTGGCTACAGGCGACCCATCTGAGAATGGTCGAGGCGGCTTTTTGCGCACAGCCATGAATATCGACGGCCAGAACAATCCTGTGCGCGTAATCGAAGACTACAGCCTGATTGCGGTGAGAAACTGATGCCACGCTTTGTTGAGTTCACCACCAACTTCGCAACAGGCGAGCTCGACCCTTTGCTTCGTTCAAGGGTTGACCTAGCTGCCTACGGCAATGCACTGGCCAAGGCCACCAACGTACTGATCCAGCCCCAAGGTGGCCTGCGCCGCAGACCCGGCACCAAGCATATCTTTGAGCTGCCAAACAGCAGCACTCCCAGTGCTGGGAATGGTGTGCGGCTGGTGTCTTTTCAGTTTTCAGTGACTGACAGCTACATGCTGTGCTTTACGCATAACCGCATGCACGTTGTCAAGAATGGTGCAATCGTTACCAACATCAACGGTACTGGCAACAGCTACCTGACCACATCAATCACCAGCGCTATGGTGGACGACATGTGCTGGACTCAGTCTGCTGACACGTTGATTGTTGTCCACCCCGACTTGCAGCCGGTAAAGATTGTGCGCGGCGCGTCTGACTCATTGTGGACAGCAAGCACGATCACTTTTGACACTATTCCTAAATATGCGTACACCCTAACAGCCACCAACCCAGCAGCTACGCTCACACCCAGCGCCGTGTCTGGCAACATAACTCTGACAGCTGGAGCGTCTGCATTTTCAGCGGGTAGTGTCAATCAGTATGTCAATGTCGCCACCCAAGGTCGGGCAAGAATTATTGAGTACATCAGCACCACTGTAGTCAAGGCAATTACCGAATACCCTTTCTTTGACACCACAGCAGTTGCATCAGGCAATTGGGAGCTTGAGGCTGGGTATGTTGATGTGTGGAGCTCTGCCAAAGGGTGGCCGAGTAGCGTGTCATTTCACGAAGGCCGCTTGTACTTTGGTGGCAGCAAGTCGCGTCCATCAACCATCTGGGGTTCCAAGATCGGTCTGTTCTTTGACTTTGTCCCAACAGAGTCTTTGGATGATGATGCCGTTGAGGCGACTCTTGACACCAGTGACTTGAACGTGATCACCGACATCATTAGCTCGCGGGACTTTCAAGTGTTCACCACCGGCGGCGAGTTCTATATCCCGCAGACCGGCACCGACCCAGTAACCCCCCTCACCTTCACATTCAAGAACGTGTCCAGAAACGGCATCAAGCCCGGCACTCGGGTGCAGTCTGTGGAATCTGGCTCAATTTACATACAGCGCCAAGGCAAGTCGCTTAACGAGTTTGTGTTCTCTGACACCCAGCTCACCTACATCACCCAGCGAATTTCATTGCTGTCTGGCCACCTACTCAAGGGGCCGCAGCGCATTGCTTTGCGCAGAGCATCAAGCACCGAGGAAGCAGACCTGTTGCTGATGACAAACACCGATGACGGCAGCATGGCAGTGTTCAGCATCATGCGCAGTCAGCAGGTGACCAGCCCGTCAGAGTTCACCACAGATGGACTTTTCATTGATGTGGGTGTAGATGTGAACGTCATCTATGCGGTAACCCAGCGCGTGTTCAATGGCACAACAAGATACTTTATTGAGTTGTTTGGCTATGAGTACTTTACCGACTGCGCTTTTGTTGGCGGTGCCGCAGCAACCGCCAGCGGCCTGCCGCATGTAGCTGAAGTGCTAAACGTGATTTGCGATGGATCGCCGCAAGGCGACGAGACTGTAAGCGGTGGCGGCAGCGTTACGTTTGACAGATCAAGCACAACAAGCTACGAGGTTGGCTTGCCCATCACGGTCTACGTCAAGACCATGCCTGCCGAGGTAAAGCTACAGACCGGCAGCCGGGTGTCGTTTAAGAAGCGCATTGTGGAGATCAGTGCGGTTGTCAATGAGACTCAGAACATGATCATCAACAACCAGCCGGTGGCTTTCAGACTTTTTGACAACCCCATGCTGGATGATCCCATACCAGAGTTCACAGGCATCAAGCGCGTTAACGGTGTGCTTGGCTACAGCCGCGAGCAATTCATTGAGGTATCCCAAGACTTGCCGGTCAAGATGAACCTGCTTGGATTGGACTACCGCGTCGCGGTTTTCTCAGGGACATGACATGGCTGTAGATACATCAAACTCACTTTCTTACGGTTTAGTCCCCTACGCAACAAGCGGGTTTGATCCAGCTATGAAGCCGGGCTATCTGCCATCTGCGGGTCAAGTAGTAGCTGGAGCCGGGATACTGTCTGCATATGGCGCATCTGAAGCGGCAAAAGCTGCTGCAATTAATCAGCAAACAAGTTACTTGCTTCAGTCCCGTGACACGCTGGCCGTGGCTCAAGTTCGCGCTGACATGTCTGAGCAATATGCCGCTGTCCAAGCTGGACGCACATTAAAACGCGCAGACATGGAAGCACAAAACTACACCATTGCTGGCAATAGTTTGCTTAAGAACATGAGGGTTACAAATGCAGCTATACGTGCAAGAGCTGCTGCAAGCGGCGTTGTGGTTGGCGAGGGATCAAACTTTGGAGTGCAGCGAGAAAACGTGGCTGCAACCATGCGCGATGTTGGTATATCTGACCTGAACGCGCTGACTGCGCGGGTGATGGGCTTTGAGGATGCCAGCGCCATGTTGGAGTCCACTGACTACCAGAACATGCTTAACCTGTACAGCGCAAGAGGCCAAGCTGGCCAGCTCGCCTTTGCTGGCTCATCTGCTCGCAAGACCGGCGGCATTCTTGCCGATGCAACTTTGGTCAATTCTTTTGCCCCAGCTTACAAAACAATAACGAATAAATAAACCATGGCCATACGAATCGAATCAGGACAAATGCAATTGCGCGGTGCTGGTAATGTGCCAATGGTGCAGGCTCAAGAACAGCAGGTTGACTATATTGGGCCACGGGTAGCTGCGCAAGGTGCCAGCCAGTTATCGCAGATCCTTGACCGCATGAGTGCCAATGCATTTCAAACTGCGGCTGGTATGCGCCAGCAAGAGGGTCTACAGTTTGCTGCGCAAAACCCGTTGACATCTGAGCAGGTGCGATACGCCAAAGAAGGAGTCAACCCAGAGGGTTGGTTCATGGGGCCAGATGGTCAGTCAGCACAAATACCGACCACAAACGCAGCTGGATTTTTTGGGCAAGCTGTAGCCAAAGCTCGCAGCCTTGAGCTGTCTGGCCACTTTGAAATTGAGGGGCGCAACGAGCTGGTTAAGTTACTGTCTGACGTTGAAGCTGGGCGCGCAACATCTGCGCAGGTAGGCGACAAAATAAAGACTATGTCGGACGGCTACTCAAAGTCATTGGCAAACATTGACCCAGAGGCCTCAATCAAGTTTCGCGCAACCATGGCTACACATGGAAATACAGTTCTCAATGCCGCGTACAAAGCTGAGCTTGACAGAGCAAAGGCTCAAAACATTGCTAAGTTTGACTCTGACTTTGACAACAGCACAAGGCTGCTTGAGCAAACAATATCACAGGGCAGCTGGACTGATGCTAATGGCCAGCAGCGTTCCATTGATGAGTTGGCTGATGTGTTTCGCAAGAACGTGCTGACACAGTCTCTGCTAATTGGTGACAAAGCTTTGCAGATGGAATACAGCACTAAGTTTGAAACAGCGCTGCGCACGGCCAAGATTAATGCAGTTACCAAGGCTTTGATCACTGATGCCAATATGATGGATCCAGAGCTCACATTAAAAAAACTGCGTGGCGGCGACCTTGGCAACATGAGCCCGGTGCTGCAACAAATGATTGTCAATGACTTTGATGCTGTGGCCAAGGTAACTGCGAACTACATGGTGGCCGTAAACAACCGCAAGTCAATTGCTGATGCCAAGATTGCAGATACTAAACGAGCTGGTGAGGCCGATGCCATCAACCTACTTGAGCAAATCTTTCCGCTGCCTGATACAAGCCCCAAGAGGAAACAGCTAATTGCTCAGCTTACCGCCCTGCCCCCAGGATCTGTACCTATTGGGACGCTCAAGGATCTACTGGCACCAAGCGGAGAAGGTAACCCAGCCGTTAACTTTAACTTGCTGTCTGGCATCTACAACAACACGATTACACGACCAGATCAGATATGGGGTCTGGTTGGTAAAGGCATCACCGGCAAAGACGCTGTAACAGCGCTCAAGCTGCTGCAAAGCGAAGATCGCCGAGACAGCTCAATGCTTGATCGCGGCATATCTCAGCTTGCTGGCATTCCTGTAATACCCGGCAGCGTGGTGGTGATTGATCCCAAGGGCGAGGAGTTTAAGCGCCGCACCAAGTTGCAGTCAGAGGCTTTGCAAATTCAAGCTGTGGCTGCGGCTGAAGGTAAGACGCTGACACCGCGTCAAATCTTGACCCAGCTAGAAGACAACATTGCAAAGACTCGCAATACAGAGTCTGCAAAAGCCGCAAGGAAATCGCTTGAGGTGTATGAGAAGTCAGACTGGGTTAACGGGCCAATTACCAATGATTCATTGCCAGCGTTGGAGCGCAAAGCAGGCACTGACAAGAAAAAGCTACAAGAGTTAAACCGCATTAAACAATTATTACGTCAAGCAAATGGAGAGCAGTAATGGCATACAGTCAACTTGAAGACAAGTACCTGTCGAATCTGACTGCTGTCCAGTTTCCTGACATGCCAGAGCAGACTATGCCCGGCAGACAAGAGGGTGACATCATGCTGGCTGATGCTGGCGCTGGTCGCGGCTCATACGAAGGCTACAGCCCACGACAGGCGCAACTCAATGCTGGGCCGAAAGATGAGATGAAGGCTTTCGACCCGACAGTTAGGCAGCGCTTGGCTGATTATTTGCAATCAAGCTTTGAAAAATTAGGGATGGATCGCTACAAAGCTCGCCAAAATGCGCAGACATTAATTGGTGGCCCCAGTAGCAATTTGCCATTGGATACCGGGCTGGCTGACTTTGTGCCTTATTTGGGTACAGGCTTGCAGACTGAAGAGGCAGTGAACATGGGTGGCGATGCTGTTCAATCAGCCAAGCAAGGTAATTACGGAACCGCTGCAATGCAAGCTGGTGGCGCTTTACTTGGACTTGTGCCGGGCGCTGCGGGAACAATTAAAGCTTCCAAGCCATTGTTGCCTAAAGCGGGAGAGATGTTGTTAAACAGTATGGATGTGCTGGGAACTCCTGTTATGGGTGTGGTGCCCTTAGAAAAGTGGTCGAGTGTCACAGCCAACACCGCTGCAAAAGTAGATGCTGGAAAGGTTAAGTTATCAGACAAGGTTACTAAAGGACAAGAGTTACAGCTTGCGCCTGAGTATCGCGTCAAGATTACTGGTGCCTATACGCCAGATGGAAAGACGCAGAACATTACCAATGCAGTTAACCCCGGCAATTACGATGAAACGGTGGCTCGGTTGGATGGACTTACTCAATCATTTCCAGATCCGCTTGAATCTCCAGAGAAATTTTCTGCCATGTTGGCCACGGTTTACAACTCCAATGAGGTTCCAATCCCGCCGCGTTGGATGATTGAACATGCAAACGATATGCCAAAGTGGTCTAGCTGGTTTGGCCAAATGACTAAAGGTCAATTAGATGAGGCTGACCGTGGCTTTGCTGTCGTGGATAAATTCAAGCAAATCTACAGTGATGGAACGGCAAGCCCAGAGACTACTGGCCGCTTAATGATGTGGGCCATGCTCTCACGCCGGGCATCTGCATACCCGCATGAGTCAGGGTTCCTTGATCTGGCTGAGTCCATGACCCCATTGATTCAAAAAGCATTGCGCGGTGAATATGGCCAAGCTGACATTGATGCTGGTTTGCAAATGATCAAGCAGACAATTCCATCTGGTAGCCCCGGCAATATGGTTACATCCAATGCCAATGACTTCTTGCGCACATTCTTGCCAAAGATGTCAGAAAAACTGCCAGACAACCGTACAAAGCTGCAAGCTTTGCACGACATGATTGCTGATCCAAATATGACTGGGCCAGAAATACGTCGAGCTTTCTTTGGCTTAGCGCAAGATGTTGGCATCAAGAATAAAGTGTTGTCCTTTGCTTTATTGGTATCTGGCCGAGAAGATGTAATGGTGCTGGATCGAATCCAGATCAACCGCTTGTTTGCTGGCGGCGAAAAGATCTATGACAATGTCGCCCACCTGTTTGATGGCGGCCCCGGGCTGGCCATCTATGAAGGCTTAGAACGCTCACTTGGCGCTCGCGTAAATGAGCTGTATGCCAGTGTTGGAAGGCCAGACAAAGCAAGCTTAGGTCGCTATCACTGGGAAAGCTGGGTATTGTCATCTGGACAAGAAGTCGCCCATCCAACATTAGAGACTATTGTTAAGTCTGCCAAAGGTGAAGCCAACCCATTTACAAATGTGCCTGTCAAAGAAGGCCGCATGCATGAAAAGGCATTTGGTATCAGCTATCAGCGAACCCCAGAGGGTGGAAATAAATTTGTTTTTCCGGCAGCTAATGGTGAGAACTACGAATTTACAAAGCCGGGACTTGATGCCATGTTTGAGCAAGTCATGGACAAGAAAAATGGAGTTGTTCCAAAAGACTTTCCGGGAGTAAAATACTTCAGCAAAGACACGCTACCTGATGGCAGCGTAAACCCTTACTTCGGAAAACCGTGGTACTCATGGCCGGGAGTCAACCGTGAACGAATCGACGAACTTGCCGCAACCTTCGGCACCAAAATCAATACCGCCAGCGGAGCTGGATCTCTGGAATCAACTGGCACAACTCAAGCTGCCAGTGGATCTATCGGAACCCAAAGAGCTCCCGCAAGAAAACGCGCAAGCTTAATTCGGGGCAATGCAGCTCCAACCTCTGGAGCTGAATAATGGCTATTACACAAAAGCCTCTTGAACAACGACTAGGTCAAATCCTGCCGGGTGCTGCCGCCAGCACACCTGCTGAAGATATCCAACTTGAGCCCATGCCCGGTGCTGACCAAAGCGCTGAGCCTGATATGTCTGCGCCTACTGAGCTTGGTACGCCAAGCATGGATGAAGGCATTCAAGTCGCTGGCCCCATTGATGCTGCACTGCGCAAGCTAATTAAAAAGCAAGGTGCAAAGGCTGAAAAAGCATTGGTGCCAGAGGCTGCCCGTGCTTTGCCCGGTGAACTGCCTGACGCAGCCAAGGCTGGCAGGTTTAAGCTGATCCCAGAAGCTGATCAAGTGCTGACAGACACAATTGGCGCTGCCGTCAAAACTCGCCAAGCCAAGGCACCAAACCTTGGCAAGCCAAGCCCCACCGCAGCCGAGGTCAAAGCTGGCGTACCGGTTGAGCCGTTCAACCTGTCCCGCTACCAGACCGAGGATGCCGCATCCATTGTGGGTGGTGTGGCTGATGCACTCAATATCAGAACCAAGGCAGTCACCTTCCAAGAGATCAAGGACAAGGCCGCAGAGTCCGGTATCAGCGAGGGCTTCTTGTCCCGCCTGATTGGCAGCGATGGCAAGATGATGGCCAACGCCGTTGAGACTTACAAAGCGCTTGAGGTGTTGGAGTCCAGTGCCAACGAGCTAGACCGCCTGTTCAAGATGGTTGACTCTGGCATGGCCACTGACGTTGACAAGCTAGTGCTGCGCCAGCAGATCGCCTTCCATGGCCTGATCCAGCGCGGTGTCAAGGGCATCCAGACTGAGACTGCCAGATCGCTGGCTGTGTTCCGCATTCCCCGCGATGGCAATGCTGCTGCGGTGCGCCAAGTCATTGATGAGTACGGCGGTGACGCGGCGCTGTCCGACATGGCCAAGTCCTACCTGACGCTGGAGTCACGCGCAGCTCGCAACTCCATGGTGGAGAAATCAACCATGTCTGGCGTTAAGGATGTCTGGTTCACAACCTACATCAACGGCTTGCTGTCCAGCCCTGTGTCGCATGCCAAGAACATTGTTGGCAACACTATGATGGGTTTGTATCAGATCCCAGAGCGCTTGATTGCATCTTTCTACAGCAACACACTGCCGCAAGGGGTGCGCTCATGGAATGCTTTGCTTCCCGGCTCTGCTGCTGACAAGATTGCCTACGACGAAGCATTGACCATGGTGCAGTCTTTGCGCAATGGGTTGGTTGAAGGCTTTGATCTGGCCAGCACTGCGTTCAAGAACAACCAGCCCAATGACCTAATGAGCAAGATTGAGGCGCAGCGTGGTACCACCCTGCCCTCCATCAGCTCAGCTGCCTTTGGCATTGAGCAAGACAAGTGGCTTGGTAAAGCTTTGGACTATTACGGTACTGCCATCACCTTGCCCGGCAGAGCGCTTATGTCTGAGGATGAGTTTTTTAAGGGTGCGCTGTACCGCATGGAGCTCAACACCCAGATTACTCGGCGCGGCAAGACGGTATACCGCGATGCCTTGGATGCGGGTATGACAGAAGCTGACGCAATGGCCAAGAGTGAAGCAGAGGTTGTCAGCCTGTTTCAAAACCCACCCCGTGATCTGGATGAAGCAGCCAGCTTGTTTGCGCAAAAAGGAACCTTTACTGCGGAACTGCCGCCTGCACTGAAAAACCTACAGCAGACATTCAACCACCCTGCCCTTAAGGTGGTAGTGCCGTTCTTCAAGACCCCTGCCAACATTGGCTTGCAAGTCATTGAGCGCACCCCGTTCGCCCCGCTGTCATCTCAGTGGCGCGAGGAGATTGCCAAGGGTGGCGTGTTCCGCGACATGGCTCTGGCCAAGGTAACGCTTGGCTCTGCAATGCTGGCCACCTATGCCGCTATGGCCGCAGAGGGCAACATCACTGGGCGTGGCCCTGACCGTAAAGCTGACAGAGATGCGTTAATCCGCGATGGTTGGCAGCCATACTCCATCAAGGTTGGCGACAACTACTACAGCTACAACGGCATGGAGCCTGTCTCTGCCCTTTTGGCCATTGCTGCTGACTATGCTGAGTACGCCAAGCATGAGACAGATTCAAGCAAGATTGAAGAAGTCTTCCTTGGTGGAACCTATGGCCTGTACGAATACCTTAAAGAGCAACCTTACCTGCAAGGTGTGGCTGATGTGGCCAAACTGGTTGGTGTTAGGCAACAGGGTGCCGTAGATGGCAAGAAAATCGTAGACGGTCTGGTCAAGCAGTTCGGTGGCTTTGTCATTGGTGGCTCACCAGCTGGCGCTTACAGCTCATTGCTTGCTGGTATTGAGCGCCTGTCAGACCCAACCAACCGAGACACCCGGGCCAGTCCTGATTTGCCCATGGGTGTGCGTGGCTTTATTGAAGCGTTTAACAAGTACAAGTCCCGCATACCGTATTTCAATGCTGACTTGCCAGAGACATTAAACCTTTGGGGTGACGCAACCAAGTCTGGCACTGGTGCCGCTTACGAGCTGGTGCTGCCGACCCGAGTGACACCCCAGCAATTCTCTGAGGTTGACGACAAGCTGGTCAGGATGGGCTCGCCCATCGGCATGCCAGACCGCAAGATCGACGGCGTTGAGATTGACGCTTTCCAGAACAACCGGCTGCTGACCATCTATGGCAAGGAGCTGCCATCCAAGCAAGAGATCTTGAACATCATGCAGACCCCAGGATTTGACCTACTGTCGCTTGATGACCAGCAAAAGACAGTGCAGCGAGTGCATTCCAAGTTCATGGATGCAGCCAAGAACCAGCTTAAGTCTGAAGATCCAAGACTGCAAGCCAAGATTGATGAGCTTAAAGAGCTTAGAAAAGCTAATGGCCTCTATTACAAACCCGATTAAAAAAGTACAATTTCCAATAGGAAGGATTGAATCATGGCCGTACCAATCAGCAACGTAACCCGCCGAACAGTCTACGCGCCAAGTGGCGCTGGCGGCGCTGGCCCCTATGCGTTCACCTTTGAGATCTTGGCCAACACCGACATTGCCGTCTTCAAAGACGACACGCTGCTGACCTTGACCACGCACTACACGGTAACCATCAACGCGAATGGCACTGGCTCGGTGACCATCACGGCGACCGGCTTGGCGCTGTCACCAACCTCGCCAACCCAGTACGCCATTGTCGGTAACCGCACCATCTCCCGTACTACTGACTTCACCACGGGTGGCGACTTCTTTGCCAACACGTTGAACGACGAACTTGATAGCCAGACTATCTTTGCCCAGCAAAACTCTGAGGGTCTACAGCGTGCGCTGAGTGCGCCACAGACAGACCCAACCACCATCAACATGGTGTTGCCACTTGCATCATTGCGAGCTAATAAGACTCTTGGCTTTGATGCTACCGGCAATCCAACTTTGGCTGAAACCCTTGGCACCAACCGTGGCAACTGGGCGGCCAGCACTGTCTACTATGTGCGAGACATAGCCAAAGACACAACCACAAACAACATATTCCAAGTAATCACAGCACACACATCAAGTGGATCTCAGCCCATTACCACTAACGCTGACTCTGCCAAGTGGACGCTGCTGGTAGACGCGGCATCTGCGACCACATCTGCTACAGCTGCCGCAGCCTCTGCCTCGGCGGCCAGCACATCAGCCAGCAATGCAAGCACCAGCGCGACAACTGCGACTACGCAGGCAACTAATGCGGCAAGCTCTGCCACCAGCGCAAACACTGCAAAGGTTGCTGCCGAGGCTGCAAGAGATTCAGCGCTGGCGGCATACGACAGCTTTGATGACCGCTACCTTGGCCCTTACGCCAGCAACCCCACGCTAGACAACGACGGCAACACACTGCTTGCTGGCGCTTTGTACTTCAACACCGTGGTGCCAGAGATGCGTTTATGGACAGGCTCTGTTTGGGTAGCTGCCTATGTCTCAGGTACTGGATTTTTGTCATCTTCAAACAATCTGTCTGAGTTGACGGCTACTGCTTCAACAGCTCGATCAAATATAAGCGCAGCAAAATCAGGTGCAAACACAGACATCACTGCATTAACTGGATTAACAACAGCGCTAGGCGCAGCGTATGGCGGTTCAGGTGTACTAAATAATGCGGCAATGACTGTCACGGGGTCTGGTAACTTTGCCTACACGCGAACTCTAACAGCAGCAACAAACGTCACATTTCCTACAACTGGAACATTGGCAACCCTTGCCGGGTCTGAAACATTTACCAGCAAGACTCTGACCAATCCCACAGTCACTAACTATGTTGAAACTGTGGTGGCCATTGGTAACTCTGGCACGACACAGACCTTATCGTTAACCAGCGGTACTGTGCAGACAGTCACCATGACAGGCAACTGCACGTTCACCATGCCAACAGCAACGGCTGGAAAGTCATTCATTTTGATTTGCACACAAGATGGCACAGGCTCACGCACTGCGGTGTTTACATCGGTCAAGTTCCCTAATGGAACAGCACCAACATTGACCACTACGGCAACCACAGGACGAGACATCTTGACCTTTGTTGCTGACGGCACTAACTGGTACGGCACTTACGCACAGGCGTTTGCATAATGTTTGCATCAAAAGATACTCTGCTGACTAGACCTAGTGGCTACACCATAGCCCGTAGTGTTCGGTTGCGTTCTAGTGCTAGTGCTTATTTGAATAGGACATTTGGTTCTGGTTCAAGAACCACTTGGACATGGAGTGCTTGGGTTAAAAGAGGTGCTTTAGGTACATCGCCAAGAATATTTCAAAGTTCTGGTGCTGGTGGATTTGGCGTTGAAGGTTTTATTGATTTTGCAAATGATAATATCAGACTTAGATTTGAATATAATGGTGGTTCTCAATGGCAACTTATAACAACTGCTGTTTATCGTGACCCTAGTGCTTGGTATCATATAGTTTGTGTTGCTGATAGTACAAATGCAACAGCCTCAAACAGATTAAGAATTTATGTAAATGGAGTTCAAGTAACTGCATTTAGTACTGCAAACTATCCAACACAAAGTGCTAACGGAACTTTAAATCAGGCGTATTCGCATGGTTTGGGTGCAAACGCATCAGGTGGAGATTATTTTGACGGCTACCTAACCGAAGTCAACTTCATTGATGGACAAGCCCTAACCCCATCTTCATTTGGTTCTACCAATGCAATAACAGGCGTATGGCAACCAGCCAAGTACACGGGTACATACGGCACTAACGGCTTCTATCTGAACTTCAGCGACAACTCTGCTTCTACTGCCGCCACTATCGGCAAGGACTACTCTGGCAACGGCAACAACTGGACACCCAACATCATCAGCATCACTGCTGGTGTGACGTATGACTCCATGCTGGACTCGCCTACACCTTATGCCGATGGTGGCAATGGGAGAGGTAATTACTCTGTGTTTAATCCAGTCAATGTATCTGGTGGTGGCAC